CCCATTGATAGTGGCAGAGGCAGAGCTGCCAGGAGTAACGCCAGAGAGGGCTAGAGGCCCCGTTAAGCGTCCTTCCATATACACAGCCGTATTATCAGCGCCAAGCAAATAATCGTACTGTGGATTACGCTTTTGCCTCAAACTGGCATAGTAAGTGACGCCCGATGAAAGGGCCACATAATTACCAGTTTCAGAATCTACGGCATACCCAGAAGCCACTGACCACACGAGAGTGGCATTAGCTAATGGTGAGAGGCCGTTGATCATGCGACAAAACCAATGGAGAGAGGACCAGCGACGGTTTCAAGCATTCGTTTGAACTCTTGGCCATATTGAGTGGCCTCCAGTCCTTTGCCATAAACCTTGCCATCGGTGGCGCCAATTTGAACGCCCATTTGTGCAAGCTGAATGGCAATAATATGTGCCGCTAAGTGCTTCACTGCTCGATCTGTTTGATCGCCAAATACATCAGACGATGCATCAGCAGTGGCTTCGGTGATGGCCCCATTCACAATCCCCGATGGATGGGGAGTGAATTCAGGGAAACGATCAAGGAAGGTCGCATAAGTAACAGTCATGGTCAAGCCTTTCCTGCTTTAATTGCTTCCTGACGTTTTGCAATGGCATTACGCACTCGCACTCGTCCTTCAATCTTTTTCCATGACGCAAGTTGGTCAAGGTCATGAATGACTTCGATGATGCGAGAGGCTTCAATGATGGGAAGACCAGCCAGGGTTTGAACGTCCTGCGGAATGGTTTCCACAGTCACTCGCTCCCTCACTTCTTCAATGGCACCAATGGTCATCAACCGTTTAACAGTTGAATTCTCACGAGCTTTTTGCCATTGAAGCTCTGGAACATCCTGGTTTAAGCCAGGCGCCAGTTGAATCATCCCCCCTTCAGTGATAATGCCAAAACCACCTTCACGCGGCGGGTTTTCAAGTTCAGGGCGATAAGCGATTAACATTGATGTTCAATTAGAACTGATGATCAGCTTAACGCCCCTTCCTTGACTAAGCTCAGGACGAAGCCTGAACGTAGATGACGCTCTTGGGATAGTACAGAGCCACACCACCCACGCGAGCGTGAGCAGGAACAATGAACTCAAGACCGCGCTGTTGAGGCGGGAACAGTTCCAGCGGTTGGGGAATGTGCAGTTGCACTTTCTCGGGATCACGCTTGTACACCACCATACGGTTGGTGTTCAGCTCGCTGTTACCAGCATCCAGTTGGTTGATGGGCTCAACGTTACGGATGTAGGGGTTGGTACGGAGGAAGTACTCAAGCACAGTCACGTCCGACGAATCGGAGTTACGAGTGGTGCTGATCTTGTTGTAGTCCTCGTAGGCCAGCAGGATGGTGTCGGGCTGCTCCTTCATGTTGGAAGCATTGATAATGGCGCTAACGCCATAGTTCAGAAGCTCCAGCATTTCTTGGGCAGTGACGCTAACGGTGGTGAACCACTTGTCAGCAGCAACCACATCAACGGTGGCGTTGTTGAAGAAGCCAGCCAGGCCAACGGTGGATTCACCGAACATGGCGACTGCTTCAACTTTCTCCTCGTAAGCGCGACGCACAGCAGCAGCGCGACGTTGCTCAAGAGCAATGTTTGCCATTTGAGCGGCACGCAGTTCCTGCACGGTGTAGCCGAAGCTACCGCCGAACGAACGAATGTTGATGCTCTTCTCCACCTGGCTGATATCGGCACGGGGCAGATCATCAGCAGCATCCGCAATCAGTTTGAACTCCCCAGTGGAGTCCATGATGCGGTAGGTGTAGGTTTGTGCGCCAGGACCAGCTTCGCTGGTTACAGGCAGCAGGGTGGGGTATTTGATGTCGGCATAAGTGACTTCAAACACTTGGGGGCGAATGTACTCAAGCTGGCGCTCAAGAAACAGGCCCGCTTCGTCCATGCGAAAATCAGACATTAGTAGGGCCTCCTATCAAGAATCGGCAGAGAGAGTGAAGCTCGGACCGTTCAGTTCCAGGATCGCCAGGCCAGCACCAGAGGTGGAGGACAGGAAGCGAGCGTTGGAAAGGCGAACAGTCTTGCCCGAAGCGAAAGCATGGCTGAATTGACCAGCCTTGCCGGTGCCGCTGGCGCTGTAAAGCACGCGGACAGGCGACGCGGGGTTGACGGCGCCAGTGACATAAACAGCCACTGCACCTTCATTGACCACATTCATCACTTGGTCAACTTTCACGCCAGGACGGAGGTCAGCATTCAGAGCGGTTTCGTCAACATAGGTGAGGACGTTAACGCCGAGAACAGTGCCGGTGGCGCCAGAAATCGTGGTAGCAGAGTTTGCAACAGTGCCAGCCAGGTTATACACCTGCAGATCACCGAAGGGCTGCACAACGGCAGTTTCGTTGATGAAGGTGCCAATCGTGTTGTCGCGGATGTCAGAGAGTTGTCCTTCCAGCAGAGCAGCATGAGTCAGAGCGTAGCTCTGTTGCACGCCACCAGCAGAGGGAGTCCCCGACGCGGAGAAAGATACGGCCATGGATCAGCGCTCCTTAGAGACGGAGAGGGGGGATTTCCACGCATTCTGCAGCTTGTCCATATAGGACGAAGGGGCAGACATCGGGGAAGCGATGGAAGCAACGGCTTTGCGCAGTTCTTCCGTAGCAGCAGAATCACTGCGAGCAGCAGATTCAGCCAGGGTATCAAACATGGCGGTAACGTAATCGTCGGAACGTTCCGACAGATCAGCATCGCCACGCACAGCTTTGATGGAAGCTTCCATGATTTCACGAGCAGAAAGACCCGCGAAGTCAAAAGCAGAATCAAGCGAAGTGCGAGCTTTGTCAATCAGCGCAATGCGCTCTTCAACAAGACCATCAACATTCACTTGTTGGGCAGCTTCAAGATCACTCTTAAGGCTTTCCACTTCCTCAGCAAGAGCATCAGCGCGACCCTCGGCGGCGTCACACTTGCCTTGCATTTCTTTGCCCATGGCATCCATTTCTTCCTTCAGCTTGGAAGCCTCGGACATCATGCCATCGTACTTATTCTTCATGTCCTCATAGGACATTTTGGCGTCTTCCCGTTCTTTGGTGATCGCCAGAGCTACGCTCTCGGTCACCTCAAACTCGGCGCCATCAAAATTGACTTTTGCAGTCATAGACGGTTCCTCAATGGGAGAAAATAGAGAAGGATCGGCAGCATCCAGACGATCTAGATGAAGCTTCACTTGCGGGCCAGCGCGGCCCCTGCGAACGACAGCAATGTGATTTCCGCTGATCTCCGTTTGGATGCCATCGTAAGTCTCACCACTATCAGTTACGCCAGGAACTGCTTCATAATTGACGCGGTAACCAGCGCTGACCTCCTTCGCATCACCACGCATAATGCGCTCAATGGCATCTTTATCAGTGATAGTCATGACGGCACGGACAAAGCCGTTGTCATATACCACTTCAGTGCCACTGAAACCCACTTGATAGTCCTTTGTATTGGCGCTATCTAACAGGACTGGAGGATGCTCAAGAGTGATTGCTTTGCCCGCAAATGAGGCCAAGCTTTCAGGAGACGCCACCTCGTTTTCAGGACGATATTCACGCCGAATGGAGCCATCCGCATCGGTGTAGTGTTGTACACCAGTGCGAGCGATGGTCGCCCAAGCACGGAGATAGCCCTCAGGAGTCATCTCGTACTTTTCAATCGGCGCTACATCGTAACGAAAACATGTGTCGCTCATGCACTCACTCTATCAATAAATTTTACGCTGGTTAGACTAACTTAGGTTATTTTGCCTAGAAATGCAGCACATTCAGCATCGCCGCATCACCACTCGCCTCAGTGCGCCAATTGTCACCATTCAAGAAAGTAGGCAGATTATTGGCCAACGCATGAGAGAAGCTCGATTAAACTGTGGCATGTCGCAGTCCGACATTGCAGAAATGCTTCACTGCGACCAAACTACTATCTCGCGGATGGAGCGTGGACAAATCTCCCCTGACTGCGCCCAAATTCGTATTCTTAGTTCTGCTTTTCAGCTTTCTATCCTGTACCTCCTCGGTTATCCTACGTTTGTGGTGTCCGCAGTAGAAAATTAGTCGTCGTCCTCGTCGTCTTGAATAGACCGAATGGTTTCTTCAAGATTTTCCATGATGTAGGCCTTTGCCATTGCCTCTGCTTCAAAAGTTAAAAACTTAGTGGGCTCAAAGTGCTCATCAGGCTTTTCGTAATAATTTTTCACGAAAATATGCGTTTCATCTAGGCGGCCATTCTTGAAATGCTGCTCTTCAACAAGACGCCAATGGGACGTATTGCGATGCTCATTTGCCGAGAGAATGGCAAGCGCTTTCATCACGCCAATGCCATCTTCTTCTTCTTCAATTACGCGGACGTATTCGCTCACTGTTTTGATTGGCGATTTTCCACCATCTTAATGATTCGATTTGCCCATGCCCTACCGGCATCTCCTCCCCATAATTGCCAGGCAATGTAACCTGCATCATTCTCTCCCCCACTCTTATTCTTTTCGTGGCGAGAAAAGAATGCCGCCATACGCTTGATCGTGGCAAAGCTGATGCCACTGCCACCAGCAAGATCACCAGCTCGTGCCACGCCGCTGCCAATACCCTGCTTGCCAGCCTCCTGCGTCGTCAAACCACCTTTACCATGCTTCTTTCGTAGCTCTAAGCCACGACGCGCTGCGGCTCGTACAGACGATGGAGGGGAAAACGACTCAGCGTCTCCCCTTAACGCTTTTTTCCGCAGGAGCCATCCATTTCCTCTTCCATGCCTTCTTCTTCAGGCTCTTCTACTTCCATGCACAACATGGTATCGATATAGGCATCAATGTAGGCATCGCTTTTGCCTTTCATTGACATGCCAGCTTCGGACAAGGCAATGGCAATCGCTTTCTTCCTATTAGTAACAGGCTTCTTATCGCTGCCCTTAAGAGTGCCAGCCTTAAACTCACGCATCACCTTGGCAATTTTTGCCTGCTTTGCTTTTTTAGTTTTAGGCGCAGCGTCGTTGCGATCTTCCATTGTTTTACTGAGTGACGATGGCTATTCTTTTGCCACCGTAAACACTAAGTCATCATAGCGTCCCTTCACATCTCGCAAGTCAATGGTTTCAAAGGTAAACCCTTTTGGAACGTACTGTTCAAGAGAAGAGAACCAGTCGATGCTTTGTACGTCTTCGATGATTGCCACGCCGTTTTTAGCAAGCAATGGCAAGTAAAGAGAAAGAAATTGACACTGGCTCTCCAGCGTGTGAGGACCATCGTCAATAATCAAATCAACCCCCTTAGGTGCCAATGTTTTAACTTTTGTGGCCGCTGCTTCCGTATAAGCGTCTTGAAATAAAATTGTGGAACGCTTTAAATCAAGACTGTCATAAATCTTGGGGTGGACAATATCAACATTGTCCAAATAGATAAACTTTGCTTTCGGCAGATAGTCCTGCCACAGAAGCATTGAGCCACCATATTGAATGCCAACTTCCGCCACTACTGCAGGCTTGTCGATCAATGGAGCAAGAAAATGCTCATACATTTCAATGTATGAATGGAAGGTGTCCTTGTCAGTGCCACCATCTTTTTCGTGACCATTGATGTCGTAATGAGCAATGATTTCGCGGAGTTTCATGGCGTGAAATACGAAGGGCAGTAGGAGCTAGAGGGACAGGCTTGATTGTAATGGTCCAAATTGGTTTCATGCATATTGGCGATCTTGCCAGGCACAGAGCCAATCCAAAATTCTTGACTCATTCGATCATGGTCATTCAAGAAACCAGGATCTAACTTCCGCAAGAAAGAAGCATTCGCCCACCAGTAATTGCCCGATGAGTGTGGCACTGGAAATGTCCTCCAATTTACTCCCACTAC